TGCCAATTTCGCGCAAAATATTGCGGAATTTCTCGTTGAACTGCTCTTTTTCAGCCGTGAGTCTTTCCAGCACCTCGTCGGCCGTCCGCTCCCGTTTTTTGCCCAGAAACTTCTTGCCAAAGAACCCCGGCTCTTCTGACTGGTTCAGATATCTTTGGACCGCGACGTTCTTGAGTTCTTCTGGCAAACCCTCGTGCGAGTCAAAGCGCAGACCACGACCCTTGGCTTGTTGCAGCCGGGCTTCGTTCCAATGTGGGTCTAGAAGTTGGATTAAACTTGTGCCCTTGGTCGAAATACCCTCGGCCGCCGCGGGGCCCAGAAGAAGCGCACGTAGTTTCCCGGTGTTGTAGTCGTTCAGGGACTGCTGCCGCTTGGCTGCGGGTATGCTGCCGTGGAATACACCGTACGGAATCTTGTCGCGCTCTAAAGCAGCCGCGTACGGATTAATCCCAGAGTCAACAAAGTTCGAGTAAATAATAGCCTTCTTGCGCGGGTCTTCGTCGAGCGTCTTGCGAAGATTTTTCATCGCAGTCGTAAGTTTTGACGACTGATCAAAGGCTTTTAGCGGGTTCTTGTCAGCCCGAAATGGCTGCGTGGACAAACCTACTTGGCGCATACCAGTGAGAAAGCCATTGAGCCGCGCTAACTCGTCTTTGCTTAGGGGAAACTCTTGGTCTAACTTCCAAAGAAAGCCCGGCGGAATATTAGTTCGAATCGCATGCTGAATACGTTGCTGCTCTTTTGAGAGCGGCGTGCGGATGATCTCTTCGTTGACGTTCACGCCTTCTGGAGTTTTGCTGGGCTGGTAATCCACGTGGCCCTTGAGTAAATCGCGCAGTTCTTGTTCGTTTCTGATATAGGGCCGCATGCCGGGCTTCACGCCTTTGAGCCAGCCCATCCAGCCGGGTTTGACCTTCTCGTAGCCCACATAGCGTTCTGTAAAACTATCAGGGTCGATGTTCTTGCCGTTCAGCATCGAGACTAAGGGGGCCAAGTCACTGGGCGCGTTGGTAATCGGCGTGCCAGTTAATAACATAACCCGCTTGGCTTCACGGGCTGAACGCATGGCGGCTTGCGTCATGGCTGAGTTGGGATTCCGTAGCCTTGCTGCTTCGTCCATGATCAGCGTGTCGGGCTGCTCTTTGAAGTTCTTACCCATGCCCAGCCCTGTGTAACTCATAATTTCGGGGTTAGAGTTGCGCGTGAATTTCTTTACTTCTTTCTGGAAATTGCCCCTAAGACTCGCCGGAACCACGATGCCGTAATTCCCGCCGTAGATTTTCTTGGCGGCCTCGGCAGCAGCAAGCGCAGAAAGAGACTTACCAGAACCAAGCCCGTGGTACACCAGCATGCGCGGGTCTTCGCCCGTGACCCTGTCCGTGATGCGCTGCTGATGGTCTTGCAGCGAGACTTCAGGAAGTAACTCGGCTGTTTTCTGTATTTGCGCGATTAGTTTATCAATATCCTGCCCCGGTTTGTACTTCAACGTGCCGGGCAGTTTATCGTAGGACTCAAATGCTGGTCTGTGAAATCCGTACACTAAGTCTGCTGTTTGTTTCTTTTCTTGCGCTATTTCGGGCGTCCACTGTTTCGTGGGGTCTTTTAAATAACGCTGTTTGGTGCGGGCCATACGCTGCCGATATGCCTGCCGCAGAGACGGGTTAACATGAATCCGCTTGTACTGCGCCAAAATATCAGGCGGCAAATAAGCAAGTTGTGCGCCCTCTATAATCGACGGTTGTTTGGCGTCATTGATGGTTTTGCGCGCCGTGGCTTGCAATAATTTGCGAAACTCGTCGTGTTTGGGCGCGTCAACGGGTAAATGATTATCTGGTGTGTTGTTCGCCAAGAATTCATTGAAAGCAGGCTGGTGATCTACTTGTGCATACGGCAAATTCAATTTTTCTGCCAGCGCTTTAGCCAACGTGCTTTTACCAGCGCCGCTATGGCCACTTACAAGAATATGCTGGGCAGGCAGCGCGTCAGCCTGTTTGCCCAAGCCCTGCACATACTTCTGCATGGCCTTGCGCTGATACTCGTCCAGCATTTCAGCCGTGGCTTGGCTCTGGTCTGGCGCAACTAATTTACTGGGATCAATGCCCCAATTACGCAGGGCCCAGCCTCTACGCGGTGTAGGGTTTTTTACAAATGGCCCGCCGTGACGGGCTTTGAAACTCGTCCAGCGCTTGATCTGCCGTTCGTCTTCTTCGGGAAGCCGACGGCCGCCGGCGTAACGCTTATACCACTGCGCCCAGCCCTTTGGATCGTGCTCAGAGACCCATTCGGGCTTCCATTCGCCCAGACTGGCTAATCTTGGCCCTTGGCCCCTGTAAAGCGCGTCGTATACGCCCAGATTCTCCAGTTGCTCCGGCGTGTAGTCGGGCTGGAAAAGCGTATTGATATCTGGCTTGGCGGGCGGCATAGACAGACCTCGGCTACAGAGCACTCCAGCCCTCTATCTTACTATTTTCGGGCTAATTCGCAGAGTCGCCGTTATTTTGCTGCTGTTCGGCTTTTGCGGCTTTAATTAGCAACTCAAAGCCGAGTTCACACATGCCGTGCTCGTTGCCTTTATCGTCCAGTAAGGGCCCGCGGCATTCGGGGCAGCCCAGCACGTGCTTGTCGTACGCTAACTGCGGTGAGTCAGGGAGATAGTGCACAGGTTTTTCTCCCACCAGCGAAAACACCGCGGCGGTCACTAAACCCATGGCAATACATAACAGAACCAAAAACTTGTAATTGCGATACATCACGGCAACATCCTTGTAAAGTTTGTACTAATCAGGCGCGCTAGAGAGAGGCAGAATAATTGCGCCCGGGTCAGTTACGTCTGACGCCAGCGTGCCTTTGCCCTGTGTTTTTAATACATGCTTGGCAATTTCTGACTCAATCCAGTCCGAGTACAAACTTACACGAGTGAAGGCACTTTCGTCACCATATGTTCCGTCAGGTTTTTTATCGACGGCCATTAGAAACGAATTAATGCCCGCTAACTTATTGCCGATGAACATCCCACCGCCTGAGTCACCCGGGGTAATCATGAATTCCAGCGGCATGCGGTTGGTAATACTGGGGCTGCAGATTAAGACGCCGCGTTCGCCTCTGTCTATTCTGTTATGCCCTGCGCGCTTCTTGCCGTCGATGGTCTGGCCGCCGCTATGAAACGTGCCGTGAAAGCCGTAGCCTGAAATCGTGATGGCTTTGTTATCTTCGTCTGTATCGGTGTAGAGCGCGGGGTAGAACTCCAGCCCAAAGTCTTTCTCGGAATAGCACACGGCGAGGTCCGAAAAGCCAAAGTTATCTTCAGCCCAGCCCGGATGCGTGACGACGTGCGAGAGAATATGCGCCGTGCCGTCTTTGATAATAACGGGATTTGTGGGGTTGTCTAATTCCAGCACGTGCGCCGCTGTGAGTGCCCAGTGTGGCCGAATTAAGACAGCCGAGCCATAGTTATATGAGGCGTATTCTTTGCCTGTTTCCGGGTCTGTGACTGTGACTTCAGCCCGGAACCGCTGCACGAAGGGAAACTTTTTGCCGAACTCGACGTAGTCGGCGTCGGAGGTATTTGGGTCGCGGGTGCCAGACAGGGCAACCTGCGGGAGCCACACAAAGCCTAGAAATAGGGCTAGCAATCGAAATGTGCGCGTACGCATACGGCACCCCCATGTGTTAAAGTTCACATAACAGTTCGCTCCAAAGAACTGTTAATTTAACACACGGAGTGCCGAAACGTCACTAAGTCGTGAGCGGCAGGACTTTCGCCGGCGGTATAGTCCGAAGCGCCGGGGGAATCGGCGGCTCTGGTAAGTTTATAGGTTTCCGCAAAATATCGTTGGCTAAACCGCCGATGGCCGCGCCGCCAAGACCGCCAATAGCAGAACCCCGAACTGCGGTGCGAATAGCGCCGGCTAGCCTGTTTCGGCGTTGAAGTTTAGGTTTGCCTTTTTCGTTTAGCACAGCAACGGCGCCCGGGTCATACGCGCCCCACGCAGCGCCGCCAAGAAGCCCGGCCAGCGCACCTAAACCAGAACCAGTCGTTGCCCGCAGTGGCTGCGGCTCAACCGGCCCGTCCGCCTCGCTGCTTTTCTCGTGTAGCCCGGCGAGATTCTGCGCCTGTAAACGCAGCCACGCCGCACCGGCCGCTGATTTTATTTGTGGATGAAACATAGCATTACCCGGCCAGCAGTTTATTTATCGCGGTGCGTCGTACTAACTATTGCATCTTGTTGAAAATGTTTTTACCAAACGCCGTTGGATTAGGTGCTTTGTTTAAACCAGCCGAACCAAGGCCACGCGGCGGTTGCACGATAGGCGGGCGCGGTTGGCCTTGCGGCAACACCGGCGGCGGTACTGGCGCTGCTGGGGGCTTTTGGATCGCGTGTATTTTGTTCTGATAATCTACAGCGTTCATATCGTTTTGCATGGCCGATGTTCTGTCGGCTTTTCGGCGTTCGTACTCGCCAAGCAAACCGGCGCCTTGTAACCCGTAGCCTGCCATTTGCCCTACTGCTTTACCCGGCTCGCCGCCAATCATGCCGCCAAAATTTTTGAGCGCAGGATTGATAAACATGTTGTGTGAATTAGTGATGTCGCGGTAGTCATTGTAGCCTTGCTGCACCGCAATTTCGTCGGCGTAACGGCTGCGCTCTGGCATTAGTTTAAGCGCGTACGGGTTTTTGTACTTCAACGTACTTCCTGTGTCTTCTGGCGCCATACGCACACGTTTGGCAATTTCAGGATCATATGAGACGTCAGCCGCCCGCTTGTTCAAAAGGTCTTTTACCTGAGCCGCTTTTTGCGCTAGCGTGCCAGTGAGTACTTGCTTCTCATGCTCAGTCTCAGTTTGCTTGGGCGTGACGTCGGTGGTTTTCTCAGTGGCGTCATGCACCTCAACCTTTTTGTTATTTGTGGGCACGCTTTCACTTTTTGTCGCGGGCTGGGCGGGCACAAGATTGTTATTCTCAGCGAATTTATGGTACATGACTGCAGTTCCTGTTGTGGTTATTGCATGGCTGGAAAGGGATATTCAAACGACGGCTGCGAGATCGGCTGTCGCGTTTTGGTATCAAATTTTGTGTTGGGTAAGTACGGCGTTACAGGTTGATACGCCGGCGGTTTAGGTTGCTGCCCGCCGCCGCCCATCAAGGCTTTGTAAGCACCCGACCCGTAGTTCATTATTTGCTGGTTTAATTCGTGCATCTTTTCTGGGTACATGTGGCCTGCAACACCGCCGCCTACAGTGCCGAGAATTTTACCAATTGTCGAACCATACATTGAACCCATAAACCTACTGCGCCGCTTCTTGCCTATAAAATTACCGTCTTCATCGTATTCGTTGTACTCGCCGGGATGGAGCAGCCCGATTGTACCCCCGACAGTTGCCGCACCCACACCGCCTAGGCCAGCGCCTTCGAGGGCCGTGACGGGAATCATGTTATGGACTTTGCCATACATGTTTTTTGTTGCATTCCACGCGCCTTCTCCAATGTTTTTTAAAGGAGAAACTACGTCAAGAGCGATCTTCTCTTCCTCGTTTTCCAGCGGCAAATACTCGTCGGCGAGCCGTTGCGATAACGCTGCACCTAGCGCGCCAGCAGTAGCGGAGCCGAAGCCGCGGTTAAAGCCAGAGTGTTCGGCAGCAGAAGGATTATCTGAAGTCGGGCCTACGGGTTCGCCAAACGCAGCAGCGCCAGCGCCTAGAGCCGTGCCGGTGCCGCCGCCAATCAGCGCGCCCCGAAGGGCCGACCTAAGTAATTTTTTTTTTCCAGCGGTCAATGCGCCGTATAAGCCGCCGATGACAGCGCCGCCAGCACCAGTACCAAGAGCGTCGTGCAGCATGTTTGCAGCGGTTTTTTGGTTTTGGTTCATTAAATAGTTTGCCAGCAGACCAGCGCCGCCGCCGAGACCGGCGCCCAGTAACGCGTTACGGCCACGTTTGCCTCTGGGGCTCATTGTGGCAGCCAGCAAGGCACCAGCACCAGCACCACCAAGGCCGTAGGCTAGGTTCGGGTCCATTGGGAACATAGCCCCGTTTGCTGGCTTTGAAGCAGCAGCAGCAGCCGCTGGAGCCGCAGACGCAGCAGGAGCGTCACCGCCGTTGACCGCCGCGTTAATCGACGCACTCACAGCGTTGTTGCCGTTTTTTGGGTCCGTGAGCGCATCTGCACCGCGCACCAATGCGCGGCCGGGAGCCGATGCGTTGATATTGTACAGCGGATTTCTGTCAGCAAAATGTTTAAAAACACGGGCATTGTCTTTTACGCTTTTTGACGCCGAGGCATATGCGTTGCTCAAATTCTCTACAGCGGGTGTGTTGTAAAATCTATCTAAAAGCCTGTCGCGGCCTTGAGGCGTAAACGGGTTGTAACTTACCTCTGCGCCAGTGCCGGCGTTGGCAAGTTCTTGCGATGTCAGCGGCGCAACTTGTTCGGGCGCATACCGATTATAAATGTCTTCGGCAGCGGGGTGCGACGGGGGCGCTGAATGTGGGGCCGAAGAGAACGAATCGGTTAGAGACGGCTCAGCCTGCGGCGCCGTTCGCAAAAACGGATTGGCAAACTTCGTACGCAGATATTCGCGCAACTCTGGCGCAACTGATTTAGTCATCGGGCGACCTTTCGTCAGATTAACGAGAAACCTTGTCCAAGCATTCTAGCAAAAATATTGATAACGCACACTGCTGATCAGCCGCGGCTTTCGCCGTAGCAGCCGGTAGCAGTTTAGCAATTTGTTCTTCACGCTGTTTCTTTTTGAGCGTTTTTTGCCGACGTTTTAATATGTTTTGTACTAGTTTTGTAGTGCCGTAGCCTGCAGCACCCATAGCAGCAGCGGCGGCCAATCCAGCCATAATACGCCGGTTACGCGATTGTGGCATCCATTCATTGATAATTTTGTTCTGGTAGTCTTTTTTGTATTTTTCCATTATCGGCTTATCTGTTTCTTGATTTCCAGTAAGCCCGAGGCCGGCGCGCTCGCTTTCACGTGGCTGTGGCACCATCAAGCCGACTGGTTGGGCGCTTGAATTGGCAGCGAGGTCGGCTGGCAGGACCATTGAGGGCCGGACGCCAACAGGGGCGCCGAGGTGTTGGAGCACACGTCCAGCAGGCTGCACGCAATAGTCTTCATTGCATTTTGGCGCCGGTAAAGGCGCTATGCTGTCCGGGCCGCCGGAGCCGGCCAATGTGTCAGGGCCGAATTCTGGCACGTGTGGAAAGAGCACACGGCGAGTTCCGGCTGTAATTGCGCCACCAAGATTGTAAGGCCGCATTGGATATTGTTGATCAAACGCCGTGTCGATAACAGACTTCGCTTGCTCTGGAACGCCCGGTTTCTTGGACTCCAGCAGTTGCGTAACCTGCGGCTGTCGTGTAATTAACATTGGGTGGCGGCGGGTGCTCACGAAATCGTAACCGGCCGCCATGTCTTCAGGCGTCGCGGCTTCGCTTTTGTATTTGTCCAGCAGATTACTTTGGCGTTTGAAGTGTTTTAGATAGTAATTCATACGCTGCAGAAGCGACGTGTCTTTCATCTCTTCTGGCTGGTTTTTGTCGTAAGCGTGCGTAAAGGCGTTGTAATAGCGATTAAACGGGTTACGGCTGGTCGTGTGATCCCAGTCGTCAAGGTGGCTGTTGTAATTCGGCGCGCCTTTTGCTGCGCTTAAAAGCCCAACTTCTTTTGCAGGAAGTCGGCCCGCAGCAGCGTCAGCAGCGTCTTGTTTATCGACAAAGCGGTGGAACGGCGAGTCGTATTTGCCGTTGACGTTCGGCGCGTCAAACCACGCGTCGCCGCCTTCGAGTGCTTGAAAGTCTGGCTTACCGTTGTTTAAGGCTGGCCGTAAAAGCATTCCGTGATAGGTGCC